GGAAATTATGAGTTGAGTATATAAATTCTTATGCTAAGGCATTTTTCTCACGAGTGTGATGCTACGGCGTTTCACTCGTTTTTTTGCTAGGTCATTGAGGGAGATAATAGGTCCGTGAATAACGCTAAGACCTTTGTTGTTGAATGTCTTTAAGTATGGTTTGAATATCATCCAATCTTCACGCAAGAATAAATGTATTGGTATTTCTCTATTACTCTCCCACCACCATTGATCTCCAAGTTCCAGAAATAGTTTTTTTAGTTCTTGTTCTACTATTGCTCCGTAATCATAAAAGGTAGTTATATTATCATCACGATTCTGAATAACGCCTACATATTCTTGACTAGCATAACTAAGAACAGTTATAAATGGATGAGTTTTTGACAAATTTTCGAAGAAATGATGTGGCATGCTTACTTTTCACTATTATATTTACAAGGTAAGCACGACGAATCGCATTCTCTACATTTTTTGCTAAGTAGATATATGAGCATTTCATTAAACGATTCGGTTATCATAAATACATTATAAGAGGATAAAATTGTGTCTGCACAAACTATAGTTTATTTATACAATCAAAGGCAATACGTAGTTTTATTGCAGATTGGTGCCAATGCCAACAGGAGGTATGAAAAAGTGTATTCAAAAGAACTGGTTATCAATCGAGGCGTTGACAACCTTATAGAATTTTCGTTTATTAATCAGGAACAAAAACCTGTTGATATATCTGGTAAAGATATAACCTGTAGAATCATAAATTACAATGGCACTGAGGTTCTATTACAGAAAACACTAGTGCCAATATTGCCAGTGACTGGCATAACCAGTCTGCAACTATCAGTAGCTGACATTGTTAACATCACCACTCAGAATTGTTTCTACAGTTTAGAAATACCAGTGGGAGCATTTGATTATCCTGTATTCGTTGACGATAACGCAGGCGCCAGAGGCACGATTAGAATCGTCAATAGTGTATTGCCCAGTTTTGTGCCAGCAAAAACAATAACTATACCTACTCATCCTAAACCAAAGTCAGGTCTGAGTAGAACATATTATAGCAGCGTTATCAATACAAATCAGAGTCCTATACTTTCAACTCAGAGATTTTTGACTGATTTTACAGGTACACTTCAGTTTCAGGGAAGTACATTAATGGATTTTTCTACCTATTATACTCTTTCACCGGAATACAACTATAGTGCATATACTGGAACTGAAGGTCTGACCATCGATGGCTATCATCCATACGTTAGATTAAAAATTGTAAATCAAGGAACCGAACCTTCTGACAGTAATGGTGATCTCCAAGGAGATATTACTACATTATTGGTTAGATAATTTGCCATTTCTATAGTAAAACGTGTATTGTTTGTGATATAATCTAACGTCATGTTAGATATACTGTCTATTATTCCTAGAAAAAAACGCCATACTGGATCTGGATGGGTTTCCTTTGATGGCGTGTGCTGTCATCATCGTGGTCATAATGCAGACAAACGAGCAAGAGCAGGATTAAAATTCACCGATGACGGCTTTCAGTATCATTGCTTTAACTGCCAGTTTAAATGTGGATTCAGTGTAGGCAGACACTTTTCCAGTAATTTAAAACTGCTGCTAACATGGTGTGGCATGGATAAAGATACTATCGATAAATTAAGTTTTGATAGTTTCAGTAAGCGGTCACTGTTAGACTTGGCTCAAACTCCAAAAGTCATAAACACTACCACATTCAAAACGATATCTTTGCCAGATAATGCAAGACCGTTGAATGATGCAACCGACTCGTCACATCATGAATATTTGGCAAAAAGAGGGCTAAACCCTAATGACTATCCATATCATGTGGTGGATAACGAAGTTCGTCAGAGAATAATAATACCTTACTTCTATGATTCTAGAATCGTTGGATATACTAGTAGATACTACGACAATAGACATCCTAAATATGTTTCTGAACAACAAAAAGGATATGTCTTTAACCTTGATAATCAAAAATCAGATTATGCAGTTTGTATTCTAGTTGAAGGTCAGTTCGATGCGATAAGTATAGGTGGTTGCGCATTTATGGGCAATAACATATCTGATGAACAGGCGTTATTACTCAAAACATTACAAAGAACAATAATTTTCGTACCAGATAGAGATAAAACTGGACTTGAAGTATGCAGTAGAGCATTGGAATTAGGTTTCAGTGTTAGTATTCCAGATTGGGATGATACAGTCAAAGACGTTAATGACGCTGTGCGTAGATACGGGAAACTAGCTACTCTTTTAAGCATCTTACAAAATGCAACCACCAGTAAGATAATAGTAGAGATGAAAAGGAAAAAATTAAAATGACAACAGAATTTAGTAGAGATTTTCAAGAGTTGTTCTTGAGAATGATGCTTACTGATTATACATTGTATACCCGCGTAAGTAACATTATGAATTCTGACAACTTTGACAAATCATTGCGTCCAGGTGCAAAGTTCATGGTAGAGTTCGTTGAAAAATACAATGCTATACCAGACCCTACGCAAATCAAGGCAGCAACCGGCGTTGATATTGAAGTGGTGCCTAATATGCGTGATACTGATAGTGAATGGTTTTTCACAGAGTTTGAAAAGTTCACAAGGCGCCAAGAGTTAGAGCGGGCCATCTTGAAAAGTGCAGAGTTGTTAGAAAAAGGAAACTATGATCCAGTTGAAAAACTAATCAAAGATGCAGTTCAGATTTCATTGACGAAAGACATGGGTACAGATTACTTCTCTGATCCAAGAGCACGATTGATGAAAATTAAAGATAACAATGGACAAGTCAGTACTGGTTGGCCATGTTTAGACAACAAATTGTATGGCGGGTTCAATAGAGGTGAATTGCAGATTTTTGCCGGAGGCTCTGGCTCAGGCAAGTCACTATTCATGCAGAACTTAGCAGTTAACTGGGCCCAAGCTGGGTTAAACGGCGTATACATCACATTGGAACTTGCAGAAGAATTGTGTGCTATGCGTATAGATAGTATGTTTACTGATATCGGCCAGAAAGAAGTGTTCAAGAACCTTGACGATGTTGAAATGAAAGTCAGGATGATGGGAAAGAAGGCAGGTCAATTCTACATCAAATACATGCCTGCACAGAGTACGATTAATGATGTACGTGCCTATGTCAGAACTCTTCAAATAGAGACAGGTATCAAAATTGATTATCTATGCATCGATTATCTTGACTTGCTAATGCCTGTGAGTACAAAAGTAAGTCCAAGCGATCTGTTCATCAAGGACAAATATGTCAGTGAAGAAATTCGCAACTTGTCGAAAGAGTTGAACGTTGTGCTAGTAACAGCAAGTCAGTTGAATCGTAGTGCTGTTGAAGAGATCGAGTTTGATCATAGTCACATATCTGGTGGTATTAGTAAAATCAATACAGCAGATAACGTGTTTGGTATTTTCACAAGTAGAACAATGCGAGAACGAGGACAGTATCAGATTCAGTTGATGAAAACTCGTAGTAGCTCAGGTGTAGGTCAGAAAATTGATTTATCCTTTAATGTAGAAACACTCCGTATTTTTGATGATGGCGACAGTACAGGCATGACAAGCACAGCACAAAGTGCAAACTCTATTTTGAATAAGATAAAAACAAGTAGCTCGGTGGTACCCAATATATCGCCAGAAACAGGAGAAGTAACACTCTCTGGTCCCGTTCGAAATGTAACTGGGAATGCAAGAACTGCGATGCTTAACAGTATGCTAAATCAGTTAACAAAAAATTAACGTAAAGTACTAGATATTTAATTTGTGATAAATAATATATATGAAGCGTCAAACTAAAAGCCTTTTAGAAGAACTGGAAACGTTGAGTCAAAATCGTGATACTAGACATATCATCGAGAATAGGGCTAACAACATTATTTCTAGTGCTATTCATCTATTAGAAGTTATTGCTAGAAATTACAGCCCGGAACAGACTGCTGTTCTGGAAAAGAAACTGTTGATTGCTATAAAAAATAGAGATCAAAGTAAGTTTAGTCGCAGTCTAAAAAGATCGGATGAATCGAATGAAGATAAGTGATTTACGTGTCAATGAAGGTGCCATTACTGACTATATAGCAAGAAAGGGTTTGCTTGGTAAGACAAGGCAATACGCTGCTTATGGCGCACAATTAGACAAAGAAAAAGAAGCTGCGAGAGCGCAACAGAACAGGCAGCAGTTTCAAAAATTTTTAAGAGATTTACCAATAGCATTAGCAAAAGCATATGCTAGTGGAGTAGTAGTTGATAATGTCAACACTCCAGCATCTACTAGCGGTGTTTCAGAGAGCAGAACACCAGTCAAGTTTTTTAGATCGTTGATGGAAAGCGTTTCACTCAATGAATCCATGAGCAAAGAAGATTTTGTTAAACAATATCTTGAGACCTTATTCAAGAA